TAGTTCTTTTCGAATTGACTCACTACTAAGACCACGCATTTTAAATGCATCCCATAAACCAATGCTGCCAGATTCATACCATTGCCCGTCCGCATAAAATCCTTTTGCATTAAAACTTCCACTTAAAGTGGATTGCGAATTTAAACTCATTTCGTATTCGTGTACAAAATAGTTTGAATATTTTTCAAATACATCATCCCAGGTTTTTAATTGCACTTTCCCACCACCGCTTGTGGATTTTGGGTCATAGTAAAACAATTGTTTTCCAGCGTCTGTGGTGTCAGCCAGATACGATTTAAAACGTTTTACAATTTCATCTTTACTAACCGCACCAATATTGCTTTGACCAACAAATAAATCATTTGAACCAGTCCCCAGTAAGCGACTAGTCACAACACCCCTTGTTTGAAATTTTGGTACCTCTAAAATGATTTGCGGGGAGCCTGGTTTTGTATTGATGTCGGTTACTTGAGTGGTAAATAGATTGCTTTGTCCTTGCGCAACCGTATATGTTGAAATTTGTTTACTGTAATTTTGTTTGACCACAACCTGTCCACAGCACTGGTCAGGTTCGTTTTCATTGATTGCATCAGCGTACCGTGCCATTGTTTTTGGACTGATTCTTAAAATATATTTAGCGTTACCAACTGAGACCCCAGTGAGGATTTGGTAAACAACTGGATTTCCACCACTTTCCTTGTATATATCAGCCAAGGCGTTGGTAATAATTAAATCTGTTTCTATGTAGGTAGTACCGCCGACTAAAACGGTTTTTGGTGCTCTCATTTAATTTACGCCCTCTGTCTCTTATCGCGTTCAAGTCTTGTGAGATGTTCTTTTACTTGTGCTACAACTTCATCAGTACCAGCACCATAAACGTTAATTGTATAATTATTGCCCTGGCTACTAGGGGCACTTGATGTAGCCATTGTCTTCATATTGCCGCTGCTCATAGACGGCACGGTAGTGTCTCCAGTTGGTCCTGGGACAACATGTAGGTGCCTATTTAGTGTGCCTCCATGAAATTCAGCAAATCCACCGTTACGTTCAACCGTGGTTTTGTACATGCCTAATTGATTACCAACCAAGTCATAGGCTCGGCCAGTAACGTGGTCTGAATTCATCGACCCTAAATTATTGGTTCTGAAAGATGAAGTAATGTTTCTTTTACCAGAAATTAAAGAATTCATTGAGGCGTGGCGTCCTAATGTTTGAGCCAATCGAGACGAGGTTGTGTCGCCGCGCGGAGTGGTTGTGTCACTGCCTTTAACCTCAACACCCGCGGCAATAAATATTTCCTTAAGCGCGTCTTTGCTGTACCATTCTGGTCTATCTGATGAGTTCGGGTCATAGAATGCTGCCTGCATATCAGTAATTTTTTTCTGAGCATCTAGCACAAGGCTTTCTTTTTCACTTAAATCCGTCAATTTAAAAGCAGCACTTTCTTCATCAAGTTTTTCCGTACCGATACCGCTGATGCCAAAAGTCGATAAATTGCTTGTGAAATTACCAGTTGTTAATTTCCCGCCCATCAATTGATTGTAGAATTCTTCTTGGGTACCAACATCCATTGTCCCAAATTTATCCAAAATAGATTTTCTGTCTTTGGACGAAAGTGCTTGTTGATTTTCTGCTAACCGTGCAGTCAGTTCTTGTCCAACGGTTCCTTTGAAACCTTTGAGATTTTCTTCATTAAATTTTGTCATTGCTGCTCGACTATCGCTTCCAGTTGCGTAAATCTGAGAACTCATGCCTTCAAGTTGGCCGCCCTTTTGATTAAACAGGGCACCAGTACCCTCACCGAATTGTTTTTGGAATTCAAAGTATGCTTGGGCGGAATCTCCACCAGCCCTAGTAATCAATTGTTCTTGTGCCACGCTTATCATTTGTCCAAGTTCGGATACGTCTACGACTGAATTTGGGTCATCTTTAAGTTGTTGCCTTCTGGATTGACCAAAAGAAGCAATGGCTTCGTCATAAATCAAAGGTGCTTTTTGTCGTTTAGCAACCTCATCAAAAATGCTTAAATTTTTAGTCATCATCTGCGCTAATTCAGCATTAACTTGTTCTTTTGTTCTTTTTACAGTGATACCAAGTTTGTCTAAAGCATCACTCATACTCACGGTCGAATCATAAAGATTTAGGCCAATACTTTGAGCCAAGCGGTCAATTTCTATTTCTGTTTTCCCAGTCATTTTGGTGAAAACATTCATTCTATTTTGCGCCATAGTCGTCAATCTGTCTGACGCTTTTGAATCCGCGTTGCCTCTTTCCTCAAATTGTTTCAACGCCGTTTTGCGAGTATTGTCGTTTTTGTTCATGTCTTTAAATTGAGTTGCCGACATTTCGATGCCAAGGTCGTCTTGGCTGTTGTAAATTTCTAATAAGTTTCTTTTTTGGGCTGCTCGATTTTTTTTATCTCTTTGTCGCTTGCCAAATAAGTCTCTAACTTGATTGGCTCCATAACCGATTCCACCAGCGATACCGCCCCCGACGGCACCAATCGCTGCACCAAGTCCTGCTCCAGGCAATGCGCCAACACCAAAAGCACCAGTACCTATTACTCCACCTGCTACTGCGCCCCCAGCCGCACCAATGCCCGCACCCGACATAACCATATTGGCCAAACTACGACGATTGCCTATATCTTTAGTATTTCTGCCAGCAATTTGAGCAAGGTCTTTACGTTTTCTTGAAAACTTGGTCATTGCTTTAATGTTTGCGGACTCGCCTTTTCTTGTTCTTGACAATAGCGCGGCTTGAATTAATAATTCGCCGAGTGTGTTTTGCATTACGTCGGTTATTGACGCTTTTATTTTTTTGGCTTCAAGTTTTGCTTTATTAATTGGGGCCATAATTGCGCCCATTGCAAAACCTAAAGCAGTTCCAATTACTGCGCCAGGTGCTCCGCCTAATTTTGCACCAATAAGTGCACCAGAAGCAGCGCCACCACCAGCGGCTAGTGCAGTATTCCCAGACCTTGTGGCAAGCGTTCCACCAGCGAGTGCCAATCCAGCAGTAGGACTATACATACTTGCCATTGATGCCAAACCCAAACCATTTCTTAATTCTTCTGGCGCTCTATCTGATGCTTTAGACAAAGCCATAGAAAGTGCTATGGAGGACATACCGCCCGAAAGTACTCCTTTTCTCATTTGTTCTTGTCCGCGTTTGTCTGTATATGACCCACCAAACAGTCTTGCGTTAAGTCTCCCAGTTGTTCTTGCGTCTCTAAACCCAACACCTAGTGCACGAAGACCAGCACCCTTACCCGCTGGCGTGGCTGGCGGCGCTGGGGGTGGCGTTAATGATGACGATGGACCAGTGGGTGCAAGACCTGAGCCAGGAATTCTAGGAATGCCGCCGCTTGCTGCTGTTAAGCCGCTCAACGCACTTGTCGCTGCACTTGCTGAACCAGCCAATGAACCAAAACTTGAAACAACAGACGGCACTGCTGCGCTCATGCTTGCAAGACCAGTTGCACCAGCCGCAGCACCAGCACCCTTGCCAGTCAAAAGACCTATTAGTCCTTTTGGTGATGCCAGGCTGCTAGCAATCCCAGTCATTTTTGCTACATCTTTCCCCAGCAGACCGCTACCACCAACCGCCCCAGCCGCAGCACCCCATGGTCCGCCTACTTTAAAACCAGCCATACCCCCCTTGATAGCGCCACCAATGTTTACGCTGTTGGCTTTTACATTCATTGTGTTTGCGCTAGTGAATCCGCCAAAATTTGTTTTAGCGCTTCGCCCGAGCCCCATGAGCAATTGCATCGTGCCACGGCTGCCAAACATTTTTTCTATACCACCAAGAATTTCTCCAAAAAATTCAAATTGTTCTTTAACACCCTTAACAATACGTGTTAAGAAATCTAGATTATTACCAATTTTGTCACCGACAATTCCAAAAAACTTAACCAATAAAGCAAGTGTTTGCCCAAGTGAATCAGCAAATTTATTTAAACCAACTTGATTACTCTGCAACATGTCATTCATGTTCATAGTTGCTTCTTTAATTTCTGTCCATACAGGTCTAAAAACCCTGCCGAATAAACCCTCCAAGACTTTTGCCCCATCAATTAATGGACGCAACAAATTATTCATATCTTTCCAGCCGTTGGTAAATTTGTTCCAAAACATACCTATTCTTTTAAACATTCCTTCAGATTTAGGCAAGTAATCAGTAATGAGTTTTACGTAAAAATCACTGACCTTTTGTACTGCATTCACCATAAAATCTAAAAGACCACCTCTTTTACCAAATGCACTTAACTGTCCAGATGTAGACCTAAATGCGTTCGAGACAATTTTAAACATTTTGTCAAACGCAACTTTTGCAGGCTCTAAAAATTCTTGACCAAATCAGCAAACATATTTCTTAATTGAGTAAAATATCCTTTAGCCGTGCTCATTAAAGTACTGTTAACGGCAGTAAATTGTCCTTCGACGCCGCCGAGTGATGAAAGTTGCCCACTATTGAGCGCTTTAATAAATTTGGCTTTTGAATTAATCCCAGCCTTGTCCGCTTTTTTCATTGCTTCGACCATTGCTGGCCCAAGCGCTTGTGCTGCGGTTTTTACTTCTGCATAACTTTTCTTCGTATCCTGCAGTACAGCAACAAGTTCACCAGCCTTTTCAACGCCTTGCTCAAGAGGTTGTCCAGCAGAAGCAAAATCCATCAAGCCTTTAAGTAACGACTTGCTTTGTGCGTTAAAACTTACTGTCCCTGATTTAGAAACCGCACCAAAGGCTTTGTTTAGATTCTCGATACCAAGACTTGCTAAAGTGGTGTCTGTTTGAAGAGAGCGCATAATCATTCTTGTTTGATTTAATCCACCGCCAAACTCTTTATGAGTTTTGGTCTTATATGCATACATAGCGGCCTGTTGTTCTCTAACCGCGGCAGAAACCAAACCAATTGCCATCGCAGCGCCAGCAGCAACAGCGGCGCCCGCGGCAAGGGCTGAGTGGTATGCCTTAATTAAAAATTTTCCAGCAATAAACAAAGCATGAATACCCAACATGGCCACACCATAAATGCCCATTTGCATGGTTGCTATTTTTAATGCACTTACCACACCCTTCATAAGGGCTTTACCAAAACCCTTAATGGCTTTGTCTGTTAAATCAAGTTTGGCCTTGGTCAATATTGCCTTGTTACCAAGCCCGCTTAAGCCCTTCGACAAAAGTGCTGAGGCTGCAGAAGTTTTGAGCATCGACCTGGTTGTCTTATCCAGGGTCGACTTTAAGCCTTTAAGCGCTCCTATAGATTTTAAGACACCACCCAAGTCAGCAGCCGTGCTGACCTTGATTTTTACGCCTTCTCGTTCTGCCATATGTCGAAACAGCCTTATTTTTTAAATAGGGCGTTCGAGGGGAGTGCTACTTATCTTTCGCGCCGTTCTCGCTCGCGGTCTTCACTAACTACTTTAGCACACGCCATTAATACGAGCCATTCATCTGGGGATGAATTTAATAATTCCAGCGGGCTTGTGCCCCATAATTCGCCCAATCTTGCGGCGTTAATTATGTTGGAGTCTTCAACTAATTCGTCGAAGACTCCTTCAGCGGGTCCGATGTATCAACGGTGTCTGAATACCCAGCGGCCTCAAGAATAGCCAATGCTGCTCCTTCAACGTGTGGGTCTACTCCAAAAAACGCCCTCACACAATCTGGGATTGGCCTAGTGGTGTCGGTCATCTGCAAAATTGTTTCAGATGCAAAAGTGAGTTCATTACCCTCTTCGTCGTTGACTTCTTGTTCGTTAAAAATCATTCCCTTGGTTGTGTGGCCGACTACGGAGCAGGCAAACTTCAAAGAATCCATCCCGTTCTTTGAGTCTTCTCCTGCGTTTTTTCTCCAAGAACGCAATTGATTTTGCGTGATATTTGGGCTGATAATCAAAGTCACACCTGGGCGCTCAGGTACGTCAAGATGAACAATTGGTCGTTCAACTTTCTTTTTGATTGCTGAAGTCAACTGTTGCAATACAGTTTCTTCTTTACGTGGCGGCGTATCTGTTTTTACGCTACGTGGTTTTTTGTCTTCGTTTGTTTCTGTGTAAAGTTCGTTTGTCATAAACGACAAACTAGCACATCAATATCTAATTAAGTGTAAAAGGTTAAGGAACCTTTATTCTCCGACTTTACTTGCTACTTTCGAAACTGAAAAAGTAAGAGCAAAAGTTGAAGGAGCGCCAGACGATGAATCGCCATCTGGTTCAGTAAGTCCGACAAGAAGTGACTTTGAATAAACACGGTCAAGACCAGGAACTTTGAGGTCGCAGTTATAGGTTTCTACATAAACGTCGTAGTAGCCCTTACCAACAAACTCTCGCAACCCAGCAATCTTGGCGGCGATGCCAGTCTTGCCTTCCGATGTTACTCTGTCGTCATCGTAGTGAGCCGTAAGCGTAAGGTCACCAATATCAAATGGTGCACACAAAACAGTCGGTGACGATGCTCCGCCTTCGTAAATTTTCTCCACAGAAGCAGTTAGTTCTCCTCCTGATACTTGAGCAAAAAGGAAACCTTCCCATTTTGGGAGTTTCGCGTCTAGGTGAGGCGCAATTCTTGCTAGTACTTGTCTTTGTGATACTTTTGCCATGTTCTATTCCTCCAAGGCTCAGACGACTGATTTAGTCAGGTTTGACTTAATAATGTCGACTTCGATTTTGTCACCGACGCTTGAAACGCGCAGGCCAACTCTTGCTTTAATAAGACCATCTGCGAGTTGGGTGACTGGATTGATTGTGGAGTCACATTTTACTGTGTAACCAAAATCAATTTGTTTTCCAAGTGCGTCAAATGCCTCAAACAAAGCACCAACTGCTCGTAGTGGTTCAAGTACTGAATACAACTTTGACTCAACACTTGCAAATACGGTATTGCGTCCGTCAATTACGCTAAAGACAAGGTCTTCAAGTGAGTTGTTGGCTTCAACAACTACCTTGTTGACAACGTCTTGAGCGGTGATGTAACGGAAGTTGGTTGTGTCGCTGCTGGCGCTTCGAGCACCATAGATACGAACCGAATTGTTAATCAATCGAATTGCATTTACAAATGCTGTGTCTAAAATATCACCATTGGTTTTGTTAATGTCTGTTGCTACACCATTGACAAAACGAGCAGCAGAAATCAAACCAGCACCTGGTTGATGTGGCCCAACTTGATTATGGGCAACTGCTCTTTTTGCTGCAGCATATGCGTCTGGTGGAATTAAACGATTAACTCCAGGAGTTGATGTTGGGACATACACCCATGGGTAGAAGTACGCAACGTGCTCTGAACTTTCGTCTGCTGTCGCCAAGGCATTGCCTGCGGTTTCTGCTTCTGTGACTGTGTCATCAAAGGCACCATACAAAAATGCAAGTCTGTTGTAGGCGTTTGCATGAACAGCAAGGCCAGTTTGAACTGTACCGTGTGAACTTTCTGGGCAAATAATTACACCAGTTCCGTATGATTCAAGAAACAAATTGTTAGCGGTGTTAACAATATCGCCAACCAGTGGAGCACCAGAAGTTCCAGCACTTAAACTATTAGACGTACTTATGTTTGCTGGGAGAGTTGCTGTTCCAGCATCAACCGCAGATACTTTTTTGGAAGCAACTGGATGTGCGTTAATTCTTCCAACAATTTGTAAAGATGTTGAACAGTTCCCTGAACTAAAAAATAAAACGTCATTGTCAAAAAGAGTAACAACTTTTGTTCCAGTAACAGTTCCCGTTGCTACGACAACCTTGATTGCTGTGCTCCAGGAACCAGGGCCATTAGCATTGATAGTGATACATGTAGCAGGAGTACCAGCGCTATTTAGCAGCGCCAAAGTACCAGACGTTGGTGCTGCGGCTGTTGCTGCAGTGCGAGCAATCCATGCGCGAGTTCCACCTTCTTCAAAAAAAGTTTCGACTGCTGGATGAGCGTAGCCTGTTGAAATATAGCCACCATAAATTGCTTCAAACTCAGAAAGACTGGTTACCAAATTGGCCGAGGTTACAGGTCCACGCTCTGTGACGCCGACCAAAAACATCTGTGAAGCAGGTTCTGTTGCTGCGTTTGATGGACCTGTTCTTACTGCTGTTTGTATGTTTACGCCTACCATAAAACCTTCCTAATCTTTTTCAACTTTGAGTTGCAAGAAAATGACACCTTGTTTTCTTCTATTGTACAGATGTTTGGTTGTCGCTTTGTGCAACTGTTTGTGGAACTTCCTCTTTCTTCTGAGGTGTTTTTTCTTGCGCAAATGTTTTAATAGTTTCCAATTTGCCGCTCTTTAATGCTTTTTCAATTACCGCGCTGCCAGAAGAGCACATTAAAAGTTGATTTGGGTAAAGTAGAGTGCCATTTGAATCGATATCAACTGGCCCAATAGATTTATTTTTTACAACAATTCCAGAACCCCTTAGGGATGCAATGTCTGTACTCCCGTCTAAAAAAGTAAATAGTTGAGGCATTTTTTAATCCAGTCTTGTTCGCTATGTAAATTGTACTCAAAAAACAATAGAAAAAAGAGAACTAAGACCAATTCGCCGTAGAAAGATTAGTGTCTGTTGGGCCTTGTTGTAAAACTTCAAGCGAAATATCAGTTGGGTTTTGTTCAGTTGGTTCAAAAATGTTTGCACGAGTCACTATTTCGTTGATTGCTAATTCGTAACTAATGTATGCGCCAGCCAAAACTCTGTCGCCTTTCAGCAGCGTCGTATCAGAAAATTCTTCCCTGATTGATGATTCCTCAATCATTGCTCGAAAGGTTTGACGGGTGTCGGTGGCCTGTAGGCATGGATAATCCAACAAGGCGGAACGAATGACTGTAGTAAGTCTGTCTCTTGCGATAGTCGCTTCTTCCGAACCCAGCCCCCTACACCAAACGTAAGTTCTCATTTGGTAAGTAACCCTATACAGGGGGTCATAGCCGTCGTATGAATCACGATTAAAAGAAGAAGTTGAAATAGCCACCGTAATAATGGTTGGCCAGACGTCAAGAGCCAGTGGTTCGAAAGTGTAAAACCTCTCAGGGGTTGGCAATTGGGTATCATTTAGCCCCCATCCGTTTCTGTAACGATTGCAGCGCGAAGGGACATCTGATTGCAGGTAATTGGAAACATACTCTTTTGCGAATTGCGCACCATGCATTAGTTGTAGTGAGTCGAGCATTTTAGAGAGTCCCATCCACTACATATTTTCTAATTATAGATGCCAATTCTTCTTGCCAAATTTCTGGAGCAAACAAAACTTCTCGTTTTGGCATCTTGGTTGTGCCATATTGATGAAATTTTGCGTATTGGATATTTGAACTATAAGTAGCCCAAGTGTCATGGGCGTCAATTTCGGGCCCAACTACGGCAACGGAATTAAAAAGCGCTCCACTTCGCACCATCGGGGGCGCTCCTGGAAAATGAGTTGCTTTCCATGATGCATACTTAGGGTCTAATGGCGCCCAGCCGCCCACCAACAGGCCTTGCGAGGTATAGTTGTCAGCCATATATTTTCTTAAAGATAAACCCGCTTTTCTTAGAGCAGGCTCTAAATTCTTTTGACGTTTTTTGATATCGCCCAATCTGTCGTTGGCATCACGAAGACCAATTTCGTCAATGTCTATTTCCGTTAAAGGCCTCATTTAAGAAATCCGACGACGTTTATATCTTTTCAACATCATTAATTCTTTATCGGTAAAACCTGTTTCTGCTATTGCAACATTTCTTGGATTCAAATCTTTGACACCGACAACGTCATCATGCATGTTTTGCATTTCTCTTGTTGCTGCTCTTAAAATCATCAACTTAAACATTTTTATATTTGCACCAACAAGACCTGCGGTATAGGTTATTTTAACAACATCGTTAGCAAATCCTCGATAGATGTCAACACCATATCTGCGTACGGTGTAGTCCTGGTCGACAACTAAGACCTGAGAACTTGATTGCACTGGGAATAAAGTAACGCTAGTAACAGTGACCACTGGACTATTTCTTAAATAAATAGTTGTCGGTGGTTCACTATAGGTTACGGTTCCTGCAGCCGTTGTGCTGTCGAGACTTTGATTGTAGAAGAAGGAGGTCAGTGGGATTCCCACATGCGTCGATGGGAATACGTGTGTCTCATTAGTGAAGGTCCCAACCTCGATTGGGCGATTCAGAAATGCTTCTAGTTCGCTTTGAAGACCTTCAAGAATAAAATCAGCGGCATCAAGTTGCCTATTGGACAGCGTTATGTCCATGTACGTTCTCAGTTCGGCTGAAGTTACTAACATAATTTATTACCCCAGTTCGGGAGTATTGGCTTAGGCAGCAGGCGTACGACGACGTCTGACTCTACGTAATGCTCTGTTCAATAACCGCCCAGCACCAGATTCTCCCAAAATTTCACCAGTTGTAGATGTCGGGATTCGACCAGTACGCCGACGAGCAACTGCTTCGTTTACACGGTTTGCCAACCGACGAATGGTTCCACCGCGACCCTCTGATTCATCGCCGCCAATGTTATTTTGGGTGTCCATCTTGTCTCCTCAATAGTGAATACTCATAAATTGTAGCACTATTGCCACTTTATGGTTACTACCTATCTTTGTTGGGTGGACGCTCAATTACTGGAACGGCATTAACCGTCCCCGCGGGTGCTTCAACTGGAACCCATGCTCGTGAATATTTGTGTTCAGAAATTTTCTTTTGTTTTATGATTGTGCCATCAAACAAGACATCCAATTCGTCATGCTTCATTGTCAACAAACGGTCAAAATCTTTTTCGGTGTATTTGCCGCTATTAAATAAATCCCTAACAATTGACGAGACCTTGTGCGCTAAAAGATTTCCTCTTCCTCGATTTAGTTGTAAATGCATCATCATGGCTTCAAGCGAGTCACAATCAACAAAAACTACAGGGACTAAATTGTTGTTTTTTTTATTTAATTCAACTATTTCTTTAGAAAGCATCCATCTCTGGCAGCCGTCAATAATAATATTTGTGTTTTTTTGAACAACTATCGGAGCCAGAAAGCCATGTTGGAAAAGAGAAGTTGAAAGAACAAGCAAGTCGGGTCTGACAATGTAGGTGGCATGCCATTCAGGTTTGACAAGTTTCTCAATATCTACAAATTCTATTTTCACAAAGTCTCCATTTTGTTTGCTTTTGATTTTGGGAGAAACCAATATCCATTTTTTTCTTGGCCATCGTCAATAATTTGCTGCCCTTGAGCCCAACAAACTGCCCTATAAGGAAAACCCAACCAATTATCTTGCGCGTTTCTCCTGGTTTTAACACGCAACCCATCAACCAATAGAACATAAATTGCCTCTTTATCGTCCCAAGTTGACAACCTGATTCCTTGCGCTCCAAATGTGTATCTAATCTCATAACCCGCAACATCGGATTCGGATTTAAATTTATTGACATGGGGTACAAAGTCTTGAAGACCACACATTCTGGCAAAGGCTAATTCTGAGCCAGCACAAACCGCATGTTGCCAAGTCTCATAGACATCGCCCTCACTGTAGTTTCGGTTCTTTTCAGGTTTCCCCATCATTGGTAGTTGGCGTTCGTAGCCCACTTTCGCACAAATCGCTTCTTCTTCTGGGGTGAGTGAATATGAATAAAAATTTGGTTTAACCATCATAATTCGTCAATCATTTCTGCTAGTTCGCGAACCCTATGTACTTTTGTTTTCGGACCAATTGGGCTTGCGGAAATTATTGAACCGATTGAATCTAGAAGCATTGTTCTAATCATTTGATACATCGTATAAGATTTTGGGTCAGATAAATGTTTTTTACGGAATTCCGCAACATAAGCACGTGCACGCTTTGTTTTTGTTTCACCAATCATATAGTCATCAATAAACATCGATGCTCCATCAAATCCGAAACGCGCATATCTATCAATGATGACGTCAACATCAAGCGAAGACCAATAAAGACGTTGAGCGTCAATATAAGGGAAAGCCTTTACGAGTTTGTCGTAGAATTCTGGCTCCGTACGGATTACGTCTCCAATTCTCCTAATCGCCACCGCGTGTAGCGGAATCCCAACCCTCGTGTTACTTCCAGTCATTGCTGCAACGTCGTAATAGGAACAATATTCAGCGCCATGTTCTTCTACTATGTACTTAAAAACATCACTTGTTTGCCAGTCATATATGACTTTAGCAAACTTCAAAGGAATACTTTTT